CGGCGTAGTCGATGTGCTGCGCCGTGGCTACATCCTCTGCAAGCTGGGTGGAGCGACGGCCGCCGTGAAGAATGCACCTGTCAACGTCTGGACCGGTGCGACAGCTGGCGGCCAGGTGCAGGGCAACGTCACGGCAGTGGCACCGGCAGCCGGTTCCTGTGTGGCTCTGCCGAATGCTGTCTTCATGTCGGCAGCTGATACCAACGGTATCGTTGAAGTCGCCTACAACATCTAACAAGGGGGTGAACTATGCCTGACGGCATGGCCGGTCTGACATCCTACGGAGGGATGCAGACCTATGACGGCATCACGCGTGACAGCGCTGGTGCCTTCCTGATCGGGGAGCTTGAGCGGCTTGACCCGGCGCTTCACGAGCCTCTGGTGTCGATCACATGGTCCCGCGATATGGACCTGCGCACCGACATCACCACCGGTGACGAGTGGGTGTCGTTCACCAACTCGACCTTCGGTGCTGCTGGTGGTTTTGCTACCCAGGGCATTTCATGGATCGGCAAAGATACCAATGCCATCCAGTCAGTGTCCTTGGACATCGGCAAGACCGCTAACCCACTGCGGCTGTGGGGGCAGGAACTCGCCTATTCGATGCCGGAGCTGGCATCGGCTATGCAGCTGGGTCGTCCGATCGACGAGCAGAAGTTCCAGGCACTGCGGCTGAAGGATCAGATGGACACCGACCAGCTGGTCTATATAGGTGATCCGTTGGTCGGCACGACTGGTCTTACTAACCTCGGGACGGTCTCGAACCTGACCAACGTCACGGGTGGCACTTGGACGGCTGGTGGTGCGAATATCATCATCCAGCAGATCAATGAACTGCTGGCCTCGGTCTGGGCAGCTTCCGGCTATGCCATCGTGCCTTCCGAACTCCGTGTGCCGCCGACTCAGATGGCTTTGCTTGTCTCCACGATCGTATCTACAGCCGGTAACGTCTCCGTGCTGCGCTACATCCAGGAGAACAATCTGTCCATCACGCACGGCAATAAGCCACTGAACATCCAGGCTTCGAAGTGGCTGACCAACCGCGGCATCGGCGCGACCCAGCGCATGATCGCCTACTCCAAGGAATACGACAAAGTGCGTTTCCCTATGACGCCACTGCAGAAGACTCCGCTTGAGTGGCGCAGCCTCTACAATATCACGACCTACTGGTCACGTAAGGGCCAGGTCGAGTCACCCTATCCTGAGACTATCGGCTATCGCGACGGCATCTGACCACTTCAACTTTTAAGCTCAAGCCTTACAGATTACCCCGCGGCAACGCGCACGTAAGGCTACCTATTGCCTACCCCGCAAGGGGCAATGACTGCTGGCTTCGTTAGTTCCTTTCCGGGGCCGGTAGGTGGGCCTCCGCATCTTCACCTCTCACAGGGTGCGGAGGTCGCGCCTTTCAAAAGGAGAAACCTGATGGCAACAATCCAGGTAGTGAAGCCCTTCACCTTACAGCTCGATCCGCAGATGACCAAGATGCCTGATCCGATGGACCCAGACAAAATGGTCACTGTGATGCTGCCATCAGAGATGCAGTATTTCGACATCGGTATCTATGACGTTGCAGACAACGTCGCAGCACATTGGTATGTGCGCGCACATCTGAAGGGATACCAGGAGCCGGCAAAAGGTCCCGGCACGGCGGAGTTTGTCCTGCAGCAGCAGGTCAAGCCTGACGAGGGTCCGACCGATCCGACGCAGCCGATGCCGGTCAATGCCACAGCACCCCGGGTTGCTGCCATTCCGCCTAATGTCGTCCGGGTCGAGCCGGTGCGATGAGCGGCACTGTTGTCTTCCCGCGCGGCACTCCGCCGCCGCCAGCCATTCCGACCAGCACAGTATCCGACCCGGCGACCTTCCGTCTGCACTTCCCTGAGTTCAGCAGCACCACGTCTTACCCTGACAGCCAGGTGCAGTTTTACCTGGACATGTCATCAGCTGCGCTCGATCCGCTGGTATGGGGTGGGCTTGTCCAATCCGGCGTGGAGCTGATGAGTGCGCACATGCTGGCCTTGTCGGCCTATGCTATGCAGGGCAGCGGCACTGGTGTGCCTGGTCTCGCCAAAGGCCTGATGACCAACAAAAGCGTGTCGAAGGTCTCGGCTGGCTATGATGTCAACATCACTGCCATGGAAGGTGCCGGGCCGTGGAACTATACCATGTATGGCCAGCAGTTCTACTGGCTGATGCGTATGATCGGCATTGGCGGCTATGAGGTGCTGGGTGACTGCGCACCGGATTATCTTTCCGGTCTCGTTTTAACCTGGAGTCGCGGTGTCATGATGCGATGGGGGTCGTAGATGGCCGCGCCGACCGACAACATCATCCAGCACTGGCGGACCGCTATCTCGAATAACCCGCCAGTAGCCAACTCATTGCTGGACGGCCAGCTGTCGCTGGAACAGTCCAATCCAATGCGGATATGGATGGGTGTGCCGGTCACAGTCGATCCTACCGGGCGCCGCCTGCTGTATGATGCCTCTGAGCTTGGCGGTGTGCCCGAAGCACCCTTGGGTGGGTTGGCTTATGCCAGGGTAGGCGCTTCAGGGGGAAGCTGGCAGCCGGCGCTGATGCTGGCCGGTGGCAATGTCTCTGGGCCGGCCACATTCTCCGCCATCGGCACTGGCATTGCGGTCATCAATAATGTCACGATCGGCGGCACGCTCATTGTGACCGGTGCGCTGACCCTTGGTGGTGATCCGGCAGCACCGTTGCAGGCGGCGACGCGGCGGTATGTCGACGCGGTGAGCACACAGCTTACCAACTACGTTCCGCTATCCGGCGCGGTCATGACGGGTCTGCTGACGCTGTCTGGTCCGCCGACTGCGTTGCTGCACGCCGCGACCAAAACCTACACCGACACCATGGATTTGCTCCGGGTGCTGAAGTCCGGCGATACGATGTCCGGATCGCTGACCATGACACCGCCGTCCGGGATCAGGTTCTCGCAGGTCGGCACCAACCCCGATGACGTGACCACTGGCATCCAGATGTATCCTGGGTTCGGTGGTTTCACCGTAACTTCCAGCACGCTGAACATCACCTGGACGAACGGCAATATCAACATCCGCACCGGCGGCGCCGGGACAATGTTGAATGCTCTGCAATTCACTCCGACCACGATCACTGCTGGCATGGCGATCAGCCTGCCTGGCAACGTCACGCAGGCGCTGCAAGCGGTGCCATTGCAGCAACTGCAAACCTACCTGCCACTGACCGGCGGGCAGTTGTCCGGCCTGCTGACCATCGCCAACGTGGCAGCCAATCCGAACGGCTCGCTGCTGATCACCGGCAATACTGCCAACAGCATTCACATCGTCGCACCTCCGGGCGCCTCTGACTGGCCGACTGTCACTATGGACAGCCCACCCGGGCTGGCCAATGCGTGGTTCTCCAACCGTGGTGGCCATAGCCGATGGTCAATGCAGTTGGGCAGCACTGAACAGGAGAGCGGCGGTAACGCGGGGTCCAATTTCTACATCAACCGATTTACCGACACCGGCCAAGTGCTGGATGCAGGGGCGGGCTATTGCTTCCTGATCAACCGCGCGAGCGGGCTGGTGCAGATCGCTAACTCCCTCTCGATTGGTGTGAGTCTGAGCGTTGCCGGCACCGTCAACCAGCCATTCTCGCTGTCGCGCAATCCGGCCAATCCACTAGAGGCCGCGACTAAACAATATGCTGATCTGATGGTGCCGCTCGCTGGTGGCATCATGACCGGCTTCCTGACCCTTAGCGGTGATCCGCAACAGCCGCTGCACGCCGCCACCAGGGAGTATGTCGATCAGCGGGTGGCCAACGCGGATCAGGTGTCGATCACCGGGGACGGCAGTCCCGGCAACCCGTTCAAGCTAGTGCCGGCGCTGGCCTCGACGATTGCTACCGGCACTGACAACCGGATCGGCATTACCTCGCTCGGCCTGCGCAGTCAGATGGGCGCGGATGCCGGCACCCTGCTGACGGCGGCGAAGACCGTGGTGCCGTCGATCAACGAGATATTGCAGGACGTCCGCGCGATCATCGGTATCGACGTGCTGATCGGCACTTACGACGTGCCGCACGACAACATCATTCTTTCGCTTGGTTCACCGTCCCCGGCCGGTCCGCTGCCGGTAGCCACCCTCGCCAACAAGGGCTGGTATGTCATCGTCCAATACCCTGGCTTTGGGATCGGCAATGCGCCGCATGAAGATATCGCTGAAGCCGACTGGCTGATTTCCACCGGAGTGTCGTGGCTGCACTTCGTGATGAACATCGCCATCACTGAAGCCGATGGTGTGGCGATCACGGCCATCTCTGGGCTGACTGCGCAGAACGTGCAGGATGCGCTCGCGCAGCTGCAACTCAACAAGCTGGATCGTGGCGCCACCGACACGCTCTACTTGCCACTGACTGGCGGTCTGCTGACCGGTCCGGTGGAGTTCCAGAACAACGTCAACGGCATTGAGTATCTGGTTACCCTTGGGCAGTCCCGCTATACTGCGTTCGGCTTTGACGGCACCTACACCCACGCCTGGATCGACGGAATTGATCGCGGCGCCCTGGCCACTCAAGCCTGGACCGCTGCCAACTATCTGAACCTGACCGGCGGGTCCGTCACCGGGCTGGTGAACTTCTCTGATGCTGCCAGCCGCGCGCCGATTGCCTGGGGTGGCAACACCACCGCCGCGCCCGTGGCGGCTGGTGGTGGCGCGCTTGGCTGGAACTACTCCGCCGGGAACGGTGAGACTGACTTCTTCAATCGCTATGCTGGCTCTCAGGCGTTCATGTGGTGGGCCTACAGCGGCAGCGGGACGGTCTACAACGCGATCATGTCGCTATCGCAGACCGGCACACTGATCCCGACTGCCGGTGTCAACATTCCGGTCAGTCAGGCGCTTGTCTTCGGCAGCGGTGCCAACTCCGCCTCGATGTATGTGCAGACTGATGGCCACTGGATTTGGCAGAGCACTAACAGCAGCGGAGCCACCAGGATACTCGCGGCGTTCTACACTGACAGCAGCACCAGTTCATTTGAGTTTTCAGTTCCGGTGCAGATGGACGCTGGTGCCACTGTGACAGGTGGCGGCTTGCACTTCGGCAGTCAGGTTGCCTCCTCGCCGTCTGACCTGACGAAGCACATCGACCTGTGGGGAGGTCAATACGGCTTCAGCATCACCGGAGGCACGGTCAACTACAACTCCGGCGGTGCGCATAATTTCTACGGCGTCGGCGGTCCGCTGGATTTTTCCATCCAGAATGCCGGGATCACTGCCTACGCGCCGCTGAACACCAACACCGGTATTACCGCCAGCGCTGCCGGTCAGTGGTCTTCCTTTAACCTGAGCAAGTCACTGCTGATTACAGCATCAGGCGCCAACCCTGCCATCGGCATCGCCGACTCGACCGGTATCAATCTGGTCGGCATCGTCAATTCTACTGGCACCTTGTCGATCATGGGGATGCCGGCTTACTCGAATTCAACCACGCCTCCGGTGGACCGGCTGGATATCGGCAGCACCGGCATCATCGCTTACGTGCCGGCAACGATCAACGGCGGCCTTACTGTCGTCAACCAATACCTCAACCTCGTCGCAGCTTCAGCCACCATCCGGGCGCTGCAATTCTTCAGCGATCCGGCAAATCCATCAGGGTCCGCGCACCGCTGGTCGGTCGGCGTGATGGCGGACGGAGAGGGTGGCACTAACACTGGCAGCAGCTTCTTCATCGGTGGCTACACCGACTCCGGCGGCCTGATCAACTACCCGATCCAGATCACGCGTGCGTCCGGGCTGGTGACTGTGGTTGGTAATCCGCAGGCTCTGTTGGGGATCGCCACCAAGCAATATGTGGACACCGCACCTCCGCTGGGCGGTCCGTATTTTCCGATCAATATCTCCGCTGGGGTCGCGATCCGCAGCACGATCACTGATCCAATTGAACTGATTGTGCCGTCCGGCGCCAACAGCCGGTTCACCTATCTGGTCACTGGCGTGCGGCAGTGGGGTGCCGGTGTCATCTCTGATGGCAGCTTCCGGATTACCGATGAGAACGCACCGGTTGACAATCTGATCCTGCTTGCAGGCGGCGGTGCACAGATCAACGGCGGCCTGACCATGTTGGGCAGCAGCCAGATCACGTTGAACAACGGCGACAGCAACGCCGGGGTTAACCACTTCACCCAGATGGTGTTCAGCTACTCCGGCGGCGGTTACAGCCACTGGCTGGCGACAAGGCACGATGCCACGCCAAATTCCTACGGCAACGCCTTCGACTTCTATCTGTGTGACAGCACTGGCAGTGACGTATTTCCGGCCAATGCGCTCTGGGGCGGAGCGTTTACCCGCTATGGCCTGTCGATCCCGGTAGGAGCCGCTACCGCGCCATCGCTGAACTTCGCCAACAACACTATGAGCGGCAATCCGACGCTCGGCCTATACCAGTATAATTCTACGACCATCGGTATCGCTGGCGGCCTCTACACGTCCGGCGGCGTGACCATTCTCGGCACTCTTAACACTGCGGCCATCATCGCCACCGGCATCACCGCCAGTGCCGTCATCAAGGCTCCTTACACAGGCGTTACCAGCGCATTGGGTGGGGCGCAGTGGGGCGCCCAGGGTGGCTATATCGGCTGGAATTACAACGTCGGCACTGGGTTCAACGGCGGGACCGATTTCATCAATTCGCACGGCCTGGGTTCTGGCGGCTTCGCTTGGTATGACACGGTGTCGGCCAGCGGTGCGGTGCCCGTGTTGCTGGCAACCCTGAATGCCAGCGGTGGCTGGACGATGACCGGTGCGATCACCCTGCCCGGTATTCCGACCGCTCCAAATCAGGCCGCTACCAAGCAATACGTGGATACCCACACCGGCACGGCGCTGCCTTTGGTGGGCGGCACGATGACCGGGCCTATCGTGCTGGCCGGCAACGCTGCCGCTCCGCTCCAGGCGGTCCCGCTGCAACAGGTCAACTCCGTGGCGGCAAATTACCTCCCCTTGGTCGGAGGCACGCTGAGCGGCGGTCTAGCGATAGTCACTGCCAATGCTTCAATCGCGCTCACGTCGCCGTCCGGTTATGCCAGCATCAATCTCACGGCGGTGGCCGGGCAAGGCAGGCAGCTTCTAGGTTATGTCGGGTCTAATCTGCGCTGGGTCGAGACGCTTGGCGATGCGACCGCAGAGGGCACGGTAGGCAGCAACGTCGGTAGCAACTACTCGATCAGTCGATATACCGATGCCGGTGCCTTTATAGACTCGCCGATTTCGATCAACCGCGCGTCCGGTCTACTGACCACCAACGGCCTTACGTCAAATGCTGCGATCACCGCCGCCACGACCATGCAGAGCAACAATGGGCGGATCATCGCCTTTGCCAGCAGCAACCCGGGCTTCTGTTGCTACAACTCCGGCGGCTACGCGGCGGGCATGTTCGCCAGCGGCACCACCAATTTGTATTTCGGTGGCATGGACGGCAACGGAAACTATGTTGGTCCGGCATATGGCTGGTTTGACCGGAGCGGCAACTTTTGGTCAGCGGCGGCGACCACCGCGACTTATCTTCATTCAACCGGCAGCTTGCAGGTAGATGGAGGTGCGCAGGTCAATGGCTATTTGAGTGCGC